TCGTTTAATATTGTTTTTGCATAGAAATATAAAGTTTGTCTTCATAATATATAATCTATTCTTTTAGTAAATATAATGCCCGAACCTGAACCTAATGGCAAAACTTGGGCAACAAATCAACATGTAATTATGGCAATAAATATAAAGAGTGTGAATGATTTTGAACCGGTCGATGGCGCAACCCCTGTATTTTATGGGAGCAAGGCACCATTTACAATAACTGGGCAAAGAGACACTGGTCAACCTATAACGATTAATGGAACCGAAGTTAAAACATATGGGGGTAATATTAACAATAGTACGCCTGTATTATTGGTAACTCGTGTTCGTGACATAGAAAATGGCGACATTGATGATTTGGATAAAAAATACATAGTGTCTTCGAATGTAGAAATCAATGCGAACGCCATCACCGCCACAATTACAGATAAATTGTATGGAAATTGGAATAGCTTACCCGAATTGACGAAACAATATATGTTACAATATAATTATATATTCGATCGCGATAACGTTCGACATAAAAAATTAATAGAAAAGGCAACTGCTGACCTTTCAGTAGCTTATGCGCCCCGCCCAGCTCAGGAAAAAGCACGAAATCTTGCGCGTAAAAAAGCACAAGAAGAAGCGACACGATTACAAGAAGAAGCGACACGATTACAAGAAGAAGCGACACGATTACAAGAAGAACAAGAAGAGGCGGCAAGATTACAAGAAGAACAAGAAGAGGCGGCAAGATTACAAGAAGAACAAGAAGAGGCGGCAAGATTACAAGAAGATGCGACAAGATTGCAATTAGCACAAAAAGAAGAAATTGACGCCAAGACTATACTTGCTGCAAGAACCGGCGAACGTCAAGAAGCGAAAGCTGAACAAGTGAAAGCCGCGCAAATAGTCGCACCGAAACCTGCACAAATAGCCACACCGAAAACCGCGCAAATAGTCGCACCGAAAACCGCGCAAATAGTCGCACCGAAAACCGCACCGAAAACCGCGCAAATAGTCGCACCGAAAACCGCACCGAAAACCGCAGAGAAGGCCGAACCAACAACAGAAGCAGGATGCAGAGAAACTTATAAAAAAGAACCGGACAAACGTAATCGTTGTTTGGGAGTTGTCCAGAGACGCATAGAAGCTGAAAATAAGGTACGGATAGCGGCAGAAGATGCGTATAAGTTGAAACAAAACCGAGAATCAGCAGCTAGAACACGCGCTAATGAAAATCGCAAGAGTGGCGGTGGTTCTCTAAAAGATGACTTAACCGACTTAAATAATATAATATCCAACACGAACCCCAACTTCAAAAAATACGTTTATTTTTTATTAATGCAGCCATTTTATTTTAAACTAAACGCACTCACACCTACATTGTTAGATCAAATCAAGAACTATAATTTATCGGGTGGGGGGTCTACAGGCACATTCAATGCGTATATATTGCAACCATTTTCGAAATTTTCTTATGTGAAGTATGTCAATAATGTAACCGACAAAGTTGCTCTAACTGGCCATTTATCGGAATTAATTCAACATCCTGAACAGTCGAATATCATCTCTAATTTTGCCGATCAAGTTGAAAAAGATACGGACAATTATAAACAGCTTACTAACAGCGTACCTAATGGGTATTATATACATATTTTCCGGTTTATAGAACTCATTGAAAAAGCAGTAGAAAGATATTTAAATAAACCAGAAGAACCCGAAATTATTCAATCGTTTAGCAAGTATGCATTAGAACGTATTCACGAACATATGCAGCAAGTCATGCCATTGTTTGTGTTATTGACTCCAATTAATAAGATTTTAATCCAAGATAATGTAAACCAAAAACCGTTACATGTATACATAGATGACTATGTTAGTAGGCAAACGCGCACAGATGTTATAACATATTTAAAAATTACAAATACGGAACCGGAAGAATTAAGTGGTAATAAATCATGGAACCAACGATATGATATTCGCTTAAAACAAGCAGAACTGGCCGGTGGGTCAAGCTACAAGTTTAATGCTATGATTTTGGGGTATAAAACGGATTCTATACCCTTTTATAAAAAAACGACAATTAACGGAAAAGATAAGATCGTAGCCGAGGACAATTTGGGCGAAATCGTAGAATATGCAAGAGTAACAGATGAATCGTCTAAAGAGATAAGCAATATTATAAAATATGATAACTATTACATGTTTGGAAATTATGAAAATATATTTCCACTGTACAAAACGGTTGATAAAAAAAAACCCAACCTCAAGAATGTAAAAGAAACCAACCTCGATAATGCAAAACAAATGACGGCTATAATTGATCAAATATGTACGCACAATAAACCGGTATTTTTATTAGGATATGGGGCATCTGGGTCTGGCAAAACGTCTTCTTTGATATATTTTAATAACGGTAAAACACCAGATGAGAAAAACGGTATAGTCATACATTTGTGTAAAGAAATAATAGCAAAACTAAATGTGCCAAATGCACTTGTCAACTCGGTCAGCGTAGTAGTAAAAGAATTTTATAAGACAAATGAAGTGCACACAAGCGAAACAGACAAATATATATTTAATACAGAGTTGGCCAATGTTAGCGGTGATATAGGCCAACCAAAACACGCTTATCATGTAAATATGAATAAACAAATCGAAGGTTTTGAAACAATGGGTCAAGTATTAAAACAGTTGGTTGATGTGGATAGATATGTAAAAGCCACCACAAACAATCCCCAAAGCTCGCGAAGCCATGTATTAGTCTTTATTCAGTTTTGCAGTGAAGCTGACGGCACGAAACCTATCCGCAATTTAATTATCGGTGATTTTGCAGGTAAAGAAAACGTGTTTCAATGTACCGATACAGATACAGTTGTTGAATTTTTGAATAAAAAGGTGGAAAATAAAGAAATTGTAAAACAATTGAATTCTAAATTGCCAGATGATGCATTAAAACCCGAAACATATACATTTTACGGGGCTCAATTAATGCAATCTGGTGGTGACCAGTATGCAAATGATCCGTTTGATAAATTAGTTGACGATAAAATGCTTACGCAAGAAGAACTTAATAATCGTGGCATATTGAAAACCGCTTCTGGTATGCTATTTGATTTTGCAAAACCATCAAACTCTATTAACGTAACAGATATAAATGCCCCCACCAATTATGAATCATTCAAAACTTTTGCAGATCAATATGCACCCATTGTAATAAAATATTATTTTAAGAATGAACCAGTACTGCAAAATGTGCAAACAACATCAGTTGAACCGTTAAATAATTCAAAAATATTTCATAAATTATTAAATGATACATATACCACGCCAATTGACACTGGTATTGACATAATAAAAAAACAGAAGGACGTCACCGATATGAAAGCCGCAACATTATTGCAAGAATTAATATTAGTAGATTTGTTTGAAAATATTGTCATAAACAAGGACAATTTGAATCATGTGAAGCTGATACAAGCTACCACCGATGCAACTGTTTCTGCTGCTGGTTCAAAGGTGTATACCGCAATGGCTGACATCACCAGATATAATAAGAGCAAATATGGGGAAACCAAAGACAAAAGAAGACTTAAATTAATAACAGATTCACCGTATATAATAGAAAACCCCGGATATGCATCGGATATGAATACAAACCATGTGGATATAATTAATGCAGACATCGAGATCGCGAATAAACCACAATCGAATTGGGCTGATCCAATATGGTTAAATACAAATATTATAGATAAATTGAGTGCAAATATTAAAGATAAATTGAGTGCAAATAGTAAAGATAAATTCACTGAACCAGATAAGGACCTCCACGATATTTATTTATACGACGATGCTATGCCAAAATACAAAGACCCATTTGACCGTGGTAGAGAAAAAGCAATCCCTATTGTGAAATCATTTACTATAAGTACCATGTGTAAATATTTTATGAAGAATCGATTTAAATCTTTATTGCCTTTTTTTGAAGAAAAACAGTCCAAAAACCCGAATAACCCGAAACAACCTGCTACTGGTATATTTTATGAAAAGTACAGTGATAAGCATTATTATGTGAATGAATTTAAGTATATATTAGATAGTTTAAATGCACCGGATAATGATCTCAATCGCTATATCAAGTTAATCGATATTTACCAAAAAAACATAAAAATTAGTCAAGTTCGACTTAACTATGGCAAACAAGTATGTGAAAATCGTGTAATCGAAGGAAAGTATATTAACTCGTCACTCGACCAAATACGACAAACTTTTAAATACATATTGAGCAAAAAACACGAAAATAGCGATGCATTATTTAACTCTCCTGATTTTATTGATATTTGCTTGAAGTCATATTGCCCGACTGGTATAAATTGTTTTAATACTTCGTCGACTGATAACGCACCCGAATCGCTCATTGATGAAATTTATAATTATATACACTCGACAATGGATACGGAAAAAGCAACCGACTATACCAAAGACGAATTTTATAAAGAAATCGTGATAAGTGTATTTGGCGTATTTAATGTTTCGCGTTTAGCTGACAATCCTCCACCCGTTCCGTATATAGATATTAACCATTTAAAACAGATTTACTATAACAAAGATAGTGAGTATAGTCAAAAATATCCAATCTTGTGGGTTCTTCACGATTTAAATAAACAAATTGAAAATTTACCATTAGTTACGAACAAATCAATTATTACTAATTTAACAAGCCTTATCACCGATGCAAAAAAAGATTATATTATTAACAATAAATCCGAAAATATATTAACGATGTTAGACCAATCAAAAGTTAGTTTTAATGTTGGGAATAGATTGAAAGAAATAATTGAAGAAATTGATATACATAATGCTGCAAGTACAATTGGCACCTTGGAATTTTTAGACCAACTTGCAAAGTTCAATTCGGTCAACAACTTGTGTTATAAAAATACAGTGGATGATACGACGCCTTATTTAGATGATAAAGATATTACAATTGGGTCTACAACAGTTACGAGTGAGTATGCAAAGTATGTTGCGAATGCAGCACCAATTTAACCCGCATAATTAGATGATATGAACTTATAATTAAAAAGAACCGTTGCGAATAATTATATCTGCATTTTATAAATAAAGATATAATTGGAAAGAATGGAAGACATTCATAAATATTATGATGATTTTATAGAAAGTATAAGGCCAAAAATTGTCTCGGCAGAAGAAGCCGCAAAAGCAAAAGCAGAAGATGACGCAATAATCGCGGCAGCAGAAGCAGATTATGCCATCATGAGTTCTGCAGCTAGTGCAGCTGCTATGGATGCAATAGTGAAGGAACAAGCAAGAATCGCAGAACAAGCAGTGATTGACCAGGCAAGTTCCGCCGCTTCGGCAGCTGCTATGGATGCAATGACGAAGGCAGCCGAAGAAGCAGCAAAACAAAAGGCAATCGCAGAACAAACAGCGATTGACCAGGCAAGTTCCGCCGCTTCGGCAGCCGCTATGGATGCAATGACGAAGGCAGTCGAAGAAGCAGCAAAACAGAAGGCAATCGCAGAACAAGCAGTGATTGACCAGGCAAGTTCCGCCGCTTCGGCAGCCGCTATGGATGCAATGACGAAGGCAGCCGAAGAAGCAGCAAAACAGAAGGCAATCGCAGAAC